CAACCTGGGCGGCGATCAAGGCCCTTTCTGGGATGCAAACTCAAGGCGCTAAACAACCAGAATGCATATTACTGGCTAATTCTCAGCTACAGGCAAATAATGCGCTGAATGCTTGTAAACAGATAATTGCTCACAGTCCTCCTCTTGCTAAAAGACTAAAGACCGCTCAAAAATCATACGATATACGGTTTCGAGAGAAGAACAAATATGGTTTCTTACGTGTGATGTCTTCAAAAGTTGACAACTTGGACGGTTTCAACCCCGGACCGGTTTCTGTGATTGATGAAATTCACGCAATGAAGGATCACGACCTCTTTAATGTCATCAAATCTGGGGGCTTATCAAGACAGAATAATCTCACTATATTAATCAGTACAGCTGGATTTTCAACAAATTCAATGGCTTATGAGATGTGGGAACAAGGAAAAAGGGTATTAAATCAAGAAACAGAAGATGACACTTTCTTTTACTTACTTTTCTCACTTGATGATGGTGATGACTGGAAGGACCCTTCAAATTGGATAAAATCAAATCCGTCAATTGGACAAACACTTACATTGGATGACTTAAAGACCGAATATGAACAGGCTAAGAACTTTCCTACTCAGTTGAACAACTTTCTTACGAAGAACTTGAATATTTTCACAAATGAGGCCGAACAATGGCTTCCAGAAGATGTACTCAAGACAGCCTTTGATGAGTCTATTGACTGGGATAAATTCAAAGGAAAGGAATGCTACGCTGGTATTGACTTATCTTCAACAAGAGACTTGACAGCTTTATCACTTGCTTTCAAAGATGGAAAGGATATTGTGATAAAAACCTTCTTCTTTTTTGCTAATAATCCTTCAAAAAGAATACGAGCTGGAGGAATTGACTTGTCTTATTGGATTAAAGAAGGACACATCATAAAATGTCAGACATCAACAATTGATTATGATATGTTGTTTGATAAAATACAGGAACTCAGGATGCAATACAAGATCAAAGAACTTTATTATGATAAATTCAATTCTGCGTTGCTAATTCCTAAATTGGAGAGAGCTGGACTTACTTGTACAGTCTTCGACCAGACAGCCCGCAAATTCAATGAGCCTCTTAAATATATGGAGAAACTTTTCTTTGATGAACATATAAAAATGGATATAAATCCTGTATTATTATGGAACTTCAGAAATTTACAACTGTGGATTGATGGAAATGGAAACATTAAACCGATGAAGAACCGCTCTCTTGACAGTATTGATGGGTGTATTTCGTCTGTCCAAGCTGTTTCAGGATGGATCACTCCAGATAAATATAATATATCTGCGGATATATATTCATAATATATAAAATAAATTGACTTGATATGGATTATTCTTTCAGAGGATTACTTTCTGACTTCAAAACAATATGGTTGGGTGATGATAAACATTTTGAAGAACAGGTGGTCAGTCTTAAATACGCTGGAGAACCTATTTCTTATGGTGATTCAGATGCTAAAAAAATATCAGCTGTAAACACATCAGTCAAAATTCTGGCCGACCAGGGATCACGTCTTTTGATTGATATTTATGAGCCCTCTGATAAAGGGAGGGTGATTGCTAAAGACGACCCGAGACAGAAACTCTTGACAGTCTCCCCAGATGGTATGATTAACTCTCAGGTATGGAAATCAACGATGATTACTTCTCTATACTACAAAGGAAATGCTTTTTCCGTCATACATCGAACAGCAATGGATGAATATACCGCAATTGAATATCTTCCTTTTTCTTGGGTGTCCAGACCTATATTTGAAGGAGGAGCTTGGTATTATCCAATAAAAAGAAGAAAATACGACAGACAGGGAAAGGTTTATTGGGAACAAGATAAAATTAACGCTGAGAATATGATTCATTATCGTATTCACTCTGATTCAACTCACTGGGGAACATCTCCAATTGCTGCTAATGAATTAAACCTTTCAACTTTATTCAAATCAAAGAAAACAGCTGATGCTTACTGGACAAACTCAGCTAAATCCCATTTATTCCTACAAAATGAAATTCCAGATGCTGCGGCTCAAGATCTATTTGAGAATGCTGTCAGGTCTTTCAAAAAGAGGTCAAAACAAATCTCCAATGCTGGAGAAACAGAAATACTTCCTCCTTGGGCTAAAATCCAAGAAATTAAAATGAACTTTATTGATGAGCAATTCCTGGCTTCTACTAAATACGATGCTGCTCAGGTGGCTGCTTGGTATGGAATTCCTGGACACTGGCTTGGTCTTGATGCTACAAGATTTAATAATGTGGAACAAGAGAACTTAAACTTCATTTCAAAGACAATGGCTTCTCTTTCGAATATGATGGAGGCGGAGCTAAACTTTAAACTTCTTACTGACGTTGACAGGAAAAAAGGAAAATCAGTTTCAATAAATACTAATATCCTTATACAAACTGATATTAAAACTAAACTTGCTTATTATACTGGTTTATTCAATATGGGTGTATTAAATGGGGATCAAATTGCAACAGCTGAGGGGCTACCTACCTATGATGGAGGAGAGACACACTTTATCCCTGGAAACAACTTAATACCTGTTGAAGATGCTGGGGCTTCACTTCCTGATTCTGAAATTCAACAATAATTGCAAGGAAGATAAATATAAAAATGATAAATACTAAAATGACTAAGAACAAATACGAAAGACGATATTGTGGTGATGCTCTCCTAAGAGCTTTTATTGGAGAAGATGATAATGGAAGATACGCTGAAGGCTACGCTCATAAATTTGGGGTTGAGTCTCAGGTCATCACTGAAAGAGGTACAACATTTATTGAGGTCATCAAAAGAGGTGCTTTTGACAATGTACTTGCTTCTCCTAATCTTAACGTGAAATATGTCTATAATCACGATATGAGTAAAATGATTGCAAGGTCAAAATCCGGTACTCTTGCTATATCCGCGGACGAAACAGGTTTATTCTTCAGGGCTTCTTTTCCTGAGAATGTTTCATATGCTAATGATTTATATGAATTAATCCAGCGTGGTGATATTTCAGGAAACTCATTTGCTTTTCGACTTAAAGAAGAAGATTATACTCTAACAAGGGGTGAAGATGGTATGTTTAAAAGAACTATACATAATGTCTCTGGTCTTGTTGATGTGTCTTCTGTACAAGACCCGATATATCCTGAAACAACTTTGGATTTGAGAGCTATAATTGAGGCTGACGATGCTAAAGTTGAAGAAGAAATAAAAAAACTTGAAGACGAGGCTAAAAGAGCCGAGGAAGAAATGAAAAAAGAAATGGATAAAATGAAAATGAAAATACGAATTTTCAAACTTTAAAATAATTTAAAATACAATGAAAAAATTAACTGAACTTTATGCTGAAAGAGCTGACAAGATTAAATCTCTTGAAACTCTTACTGCTGGAGAATTAACTGACGAAATCAGAGGTCAATTTGACACTCTTGAGTCAGAGGTTGGTGTACTTAACGCTGACATTGAAAGAGCTGAAAAACAAGAAAAGTTGAACAAACTTACTGTTGAAATCAGAGCTGAAAAAGAAACTGTTGCTGATTCTACTCCAGAACTTGGAGAAAAGTATGTTGATGCTTTGAGGTCTTTCTTCACAACTGGTGTTGCTCCTGAAGAATTCAGAGGCCCTAAAGGCGGACTGGAAATCAGAGCTGACTTGCTCACTACAAACGATGCTGGTCTTATCAACAAAACTGTACAAAACGGACTTACAATTGCTAAGACCCCTGTACTTCTTGACAAACTTCCTGTCAAAAGAATGACTAATATGAATGGACAGTTTGAACTTACATCTATGGTACAAATCACAGCCGCTTTTGCTGCTGAGACTGTTGCTGTTGCTGATGCTTCTGCTGCTCCTGTAACTCCGGTTACTCTTTCTCCGAGACGTCTTGGTGCTTATGAGGTTGTTTCAAGGGAATTCTTAAATTCTACTAATCCTGGAATTTGGGCTGACATACTTGGAGACTTGAATGATGCTTATGACAGAAGGGTTTCTTCTGATGCTATTACTCAATTCTTTGCTGACACTGTTGATGCTTCTACAACTCAAGCAAATGCTGCTGCTTTTGCAAATAAAGACTTAACTGACTTACAGGCTAATATCAACTATGAAGATGTTGCTTATCCTGTTTATATCACAACCCCTTCAATTGCTTCTTCTCTTGCTAATATGGCAACAATTGCTTCTGTTTCTGGACCAGCTTGGACAGGAAATCTTTTTGAAGGAACAATTCAAGGTATTCCTGCTTATTCAAATTCTTCTGTACTTGCAAATCATATTGCATTATTTGATGCAACTAAACTTGCAACTGCTGAATTTGGAACAAGAGAAATACTATACAACCCGTACGAATATGACGTGGAAGGAAAAGTAAAAGTTACTGTTTCTGGTATGGTGGATTCAGGATTTGGAAATTACAGATTTGCGTCTTGGATTGCTGACGTGTCTATTGCATAATATCCAATTCAATCTATATTTCACAAAAAGGGGCTGGCTGATTCAGTCAACCCCTTTTTTATTTAAAATAAAGATATTCAATGTATTATCAGAAGAAGACTTGGACTAAGACAAACTGGCCCGTTGAAATTGAAGAGGCTAAGGCTCACTTACGTGTACCTA